CTTTGAAAGAGAAGTTGTAAGATTATTTGAATCTTATGATATAGGCTGTAAAAGAGCATGGGGTTCTAATGGTCAAGCATTAGGATTACATGAAGAAGTTGATTGTTTAGCAGAGGGCGACCTCAGAATACAGGCTAAAAGGCGTAAAAAGATAGCAGAATGGCTAAAACCTAGTGTCTTTGTAGATGCAGTAGTAGTTAGAGAAGATAGGGGCAAATCTTACATTATTTTAAGGCTTGAAGAATTTGCAGAAGATTATGCTAAATTTTTAAGATGGAAGGAGAAGTATGGCGAGAAAGATGTATGAAACAAAAGAACATCTTGAAAAAGAAAGGAATATTGCAGACAAGATTGAAAAACTTTGGGATTGTAAATTAAAGAAATTGTCTTATAAATTGATGGTAGATTTTGCAATATGTAGAGGAAGTGATATAAAAGGATGGATAGAAATTAAAACAAGGAATATAAAAAGCACTTCATCTCCTAAATATATGATAAGTATGCACAAAATGAACTATGCCTTTAACTTATCTAAAGATACAGAACTCCCTTTTTTCTTAATTGTTAAATTTATAGATGGGTTATATTATTATAAATATAATGGCGAAAAACATTCTTTTAAATGGGCAGGTAGAATTAAAACCCAAAGAGATGAGCAAGACCAAGAACCTTGCTGTTATATTGATATGAAACTTTTTACCAAACTTCTCTAATTTTAATACTAAACGAGTATGTTTTAAATGCTGATTGTTTTATTTCTAAAGTATCCATATCAAACTTTGCAATGCAAAATTGGTCAGGATTATTATTATTAGAATCAGGTTGAAATATAAAAGGTAAAGCACCTGCTAAAGTTTTATTCCATACCTGTGCTATAAAAGAATCGTCAGTAAACATATTATACTCAAAAGAATCTCCGTTAATATTTTTATCTGAATCATCATAATCTGATGTAGTTTCCATGTGCATTGTATTCATATAATTAGAAGAAAACAAATCAGTATCAGATACAAAAGAAAATTTAAACCTCCAAGTTCTTCTACCGTTTCTTTTAGCTCCTCCTAAATAATTATTATCTGAAAACTCGCCTACTGAAAAAGGACTATTATATTGACCACTATTAGCCCATACAGGAGCTCCTGTTTGTTTTATATCTGTAAGGGTAGAACCTCCTAATGTTTCTATTTCTTCATATCCATCAAATTCTATTTGCATAGATAAATCTAAATCAACAGAATGAGGCATTGTATACATAACGCCCATACTCACAGCACCTATTTGTAAATTGCTTAATTGTGTTTCGCTTTCTGTTTCAGGAAGGCTATTATCTCCAAATAATCTAAATCCTGTAAATCTTTCTTCTGTCGGAACATTATCAGAAAACCAAATAGAGCTTCCATTTTGCTGTTCGCTATAGCTATCTAAGTTTAATATTGTTTCATAATTTTCATCCATTACAGAATAAGTTTGTCCTACTAATTCTCCATCAATATTAATATTTGCATATTGAACAGCACCATGAAACATTGAGCCATGTAAAGTAACATTACAATCTCCAAAATTATGATTTAATATTGCTCCATACCATTTCATATTACCTGAAAAGTCCATACCTCTAATCATTTCTCCACAAGGAATAAACCATCTCTGAGTATGTCCTGACTCTCTAGGAAAGGGTTTTGCTATTGAAGGTGATAATGTAAAGGCATTTTCATTATCTAAAGCTGTTTTTATTGTATTACTACCTCCACCACCTGTTATATCTGTAAAATTGTTTACATCATTTGTTTCATCTATATATGTTTCAGGGTCTAATCCTAGTGCTCTTAAATACATATAATTATCTATAAAAAATCTTGGTGTTCCTACGTTTTGATAAGCCATTAGTAACTGCCTCCTGTTCCTTTAGTTGTTCTTCTAGGCTCTTTAGTTGTTGTTTTTTCTTGACGAGTTTTTTCTTGAATTGTTTTAGGTTTAACTTCTATTTGTTTTTGTCTTATAGGTTTTTCAATTTGTCCTGTTACCTTTAATTTCGTTCTAATTACATTCTCTAAATTTACTTTATTTTTAGTTAATTTAAAAGATGATGCAGTTTTACCTACAGGCTGTGATTTATTTGTTAAATATTTTCCTGACATATATATATTTTCTTTAGGATGATAATTATAATCTCCTGTATATCCATCAGGAAGTGGTTTATGTGCAAATAATCCTTTTATACTATCATCATCTATCCCTTTTTTAATAGGCATAAAATCTGAATAAGACTCATCAATCTTTTCAATAAACAATAAAGAGTTATCTTCAAAATTAGTTCTATTGTTGTCTATAGTTTCTGTTAATATTGTGTTATTTAATTTTAAATTAATTCTTTTGCCATTGATTGTAGTAATATCTGCTCTTGTAATTTCTAAATTACCATCATAATCAAATAATATCTTATTGTTTTTTAAGTTTTTTAGTAAAAAATTAGTTATAATTATAGAGCTATCATTCATTTTAATTCCATATCCATCAGGAAGATTATTATATATATAAATAGCACCATTAAAAAGTATAGACAGTCTTCTAAACCCTCCATTTGTATGTAATTCTACACTATTTTTAGAAATTTCTAATGTTCCATCAGTAGCTTCAGGATTATTAGACGTATACATAAAAGATATTAATTTTGATATTGCTCTTATTTTTTTTAAATTCATATTTACTCCTCAAAACCTAATACTTGACCTACAAGTAGCACTACATCTAAAATATCAACAGTTCCATCTTCATTGACATCTGCTTGTGCTAAAAATTCTTCATCTGCAAAATCATTGCCTAATACTTGATTTACTATTGCAATAATATCTACAACATTAACAACCCCATCTGCATTAACATCTCCATCATAATTATTGACGTTTAGTAGAGTGTGTAATGATGTAAGGTCATGTTCGTCTATATATGAATCTAAATTTAAGTCAGATACTCTTTTTTGTTCTTGTGTATAGTATTTTTCAGCTCCAAATAAAAAGTTTTGAAGTTGATTATAGTCTTCTATACTATAGTTAAACCCTTGTTCTGAACTTGTTGTTCTTGTAATACTGCCTAGTTGTGGTGAAAATTGTCTAATTAAATTATGTAATTGTGTAACCTTAACACTTATATTTTTTTGTTTTTTATTAATAGAGTCTATAATAAAATAAGGGAATATTGTCTGACCATTCCTTTGATTTTCTCTAGTATAATCTTCTCCATAGATTTTTACTCCCTGTATAACAGAATCAAATTGAACAATGTCACCAACCTCTAAATACATATATTTTAAAGGCAAAGTCATTTTAATAATATTATGTTGATTACAAGTATTCATTAATATAAAATCTCTTAATGCTTCTGCAGTTCCCCTTGTTCTTATAAAATCAGATTCAAATTCTAAAACTCTATCCTCTCTGTCTAAACCTAAATAGTCATAACTATATCCACTTTCATATCCTAAATCTTTATTCCCAAACATATCATAGGCATCGACATATCCTGTTTCTTCCATATACTCATTTTCTGCATAATCTTTTTTATATTTAACATTAACAATAGTATTTACTTTTTCTATAGGAGTTCTTGTGAATGAATATTTTATAACATCTTTAGCCATTATAATAGCATCAGATGATTGATAAGAGGTATTTATAGATGCAAAAGAAAACAAAGATGTCCCTTTAAACAATGCAAACATATTACTGCTTTGACATATTTTTTCTATTAATTCTTTAGCTTTTATATTTTTAAAAACACTAAACGCCATTTCATCTACTATTAAATTATTCCTAGTTTTATTTATTGCATCTAAATCAACAAAATCTATTAAATCTAATTCTTTTTCTATTATATGATATATTATATCGCAAGGCTTTGTTATCCTTGATTCATCATCTGCATTACTTATAATTTCGCCTGTATATTTAAAATTATTATCTTGTCCTATTTCATCTGTTAAATTAATTCTTCCCTCTTGATTTATATATAAGGGAGAATCAAATGCAGCTTCAAAAACTATATAATGAAGAAGACTTACAGAATAAATATCTAAATTAAATCTAGCAATATTTTCAGGAATATTTGCATCTCCTTCTAACCTAAATATCATTGCTAAAGAGTTATAATTATTAACTTCATGAAACACATCATTTACAGGTGGTAAATCTGTATAAAAATTATGGGTATTAGGAATTTGATTTGTTATTTCAGGACTTTCATCAAAAGTATCATAAATGCTTGTGCTGTTTGTTCTGCAATCGTTTAATGTTTGGTCTATTAAAATTGCACCTGCTCCATCTAAGGCTTGGTCAAAAACTTCCCAATCAATATCATTATTTTCAGGGTCTACATCTACAGCACCCAAAACTACTTTTAATGAATTTTCATCTGTTGCTGTTGTCCCTGTATCACTAGTATCAAATTTTAATCTTATTTTGCCTGAAAAAAAAGTATCTGTATGTATATCATCTGATATACCTTGGTCTTCAAAAGGAAATACTGCTGTAAATCTACGAGAAGATGTTTCTGATGGTTTGTTAATTGTTATTTTTGAAGCATCAAGGCTAAGTTGTGTACCTAGACTTGCATCACCATGATTATAATTTGCATACCAAGAGCCTTGGTCAGACCTAGGTTTTGTTAAATTTATCATTGGAATTAATGTATTTTTTTCTATTCTTAAATTTGGAAATGGCATATTCCATTCACCTTCGCTAGGAGGTTCAGTTCCAAGTTCTGATGATGTAATATCTTTTTTAACCCAAATAAACCATCCTGAGTTATCTCCTAATTCACTATTTGCTAGTGTATGTTTAGGGTGCACCTTATAAGTGCAACTAGTCCAATCCCCTGAACTATATCTACCAAAATAAACACTATTATTAGGATATAATGTGTTCAATACTTGACTAAGCTGATTAGAATGTATAGATGTGCCATTCCATGCACAATCATATTTTTGATGCGAACATCTGTTATTAGTTCCTGACCTAGATTTGTGTGTTAAATTTAAAGGAGTATAAATAGCAGCACTAGAATCAAGATTAGGATATAAATAATTTTCACCATCATCTAAGTCAAATAAATTATAATAAAGACCTATATTAGCACTATCATAATAGTTTGCTATATTCCCATTTTTTAAACTAATAGTAGCGAACTGTGTACCTAAAACTTCTCTAAAAGAAGGTAATTGGTAAT